TTCGTCACAGTACCGGCCAATCTGATACAGCTTGCCCTTGTCGATCTGCGAGGCAGACAGGTAGTTCCCCAGACCGTAGCGCTTGCTGGTCAAAAGGTCGTACAACACCCAGGCAGGGTTGTTCGAAAGCGCTACCTTCATGCCGCCATTCCAGATGCCCGAATAGGTACGCGTGTCGGGGTTGTAGTTCGATGGCACCTGGATATAGAGGCCATTAACCAGATACGAGCGCTGCGGAATGTGGTTGAACTGGGACGAGTCGATGCGCACACCAACCATTGCCGAGTTCGGGTAGTTCAGCTTGGAGTCAATGATTTCCGTGTAGGAGTCAAACCACGTCTCGTTGCTCAACGAGGCATCGGGCGCGTCAGCGGTCAAGCGGGTCAGCTTGATGTTCCACATCAGAGCGCCAGCCGGCTTGGGCAAGTAGATCAGGTGGCCGCGCTGGTACTTGGAGTTCGTCTTGCCGCTGATCGTCAGCGTGGGGTCGCCGTCGATGAGCACATCGGTATAGTCGCCACCGTTGACTGAAATGCTGAATTTGTACTGTACGGTCGTGCCATTGATGTCACCCGTAGTCTTGTCTTGCACGCGCAGCGCTGGCAGTGACACAACCACGCGTACCGCGTCGGTTTGCGCCCCGTTGACCGTGATGACGTGTGGTGTGTCGTACTTGACCTGCACACCCACGTTATAGGGTGTCTCAACATCGGAGAAGCCGGCAATAACCTCTTGGTTTTGCTCACCGTTGCGCGATTCCCAGGACACGCCTTGAAAGTTAAAGGAGCCGTCCGCGTTGCCCAGTGGCGTGTCGTCCAGAAAGATGGACTCGGCACCCTTGACCAGACCACCAATCACGCCCTCGCCCAGCAGGTCGAGCAGCGAAATCATGGCTCGCGATTGCAGACTGTCTTCGGCCTCTACCGCTTGACGCCCGCCACCACCGCCACCTTTGCCGCCACCACCGGCGCCAGCGATCATCGTTTGTTTTTGTTCTTGCATAGCCAATTACATCAGTTGGTCGATTGTAAGAGATGCCGAGATCGCATGCGAGCCAGCGCGGATTTGTCCATAGATCAATGGCACGGGCACACCCTGCACAGATGTGTTCACAGGGCCATCGAAGTAGTAGGAGGTCTTGTCTTTTCGAGCCGATGGGTCACTGGCGGTGGGTTTGGGCGACAGCGCCTCAATCACTGAACCCAGCATCAAGGACACACCCAAGCTGCCGATTGCGCCACCCACGGGGCCGCTGAACCATGTCGTGCCGAAGCCGACCACCGCAAGCACGGCGCCGATGACAAAGCGCACGCCCGAGCTTGCACCCTCAATGACCGGAACCACATAGATGCTCTTGGGCTTGCGACTGGCCCAGAAGGTGTCGTTATCCAGGTCTTCTTTGTGGCCGTCGTCGTACTCACACACGACTTGGTAGTAGGGAAAGTTGTTCAGCGAATTGCGAATCCAGTTGAACAGGCCAGGCTTGTTGGCGTCGATGATGCGCAGCGCATCCGGCACGGAATCTGCCTCGAGTTCCCACTCGCGACCAAACTCCTTACCCAGTGCGCCTTCCAGAATTACAGTGGTTGTCATTTCGTTTCGTGCCTCAAGTGATGGCTGGTGTGCTTGGCCCACATGCCACCGTAGGTGTCGATGCGAGACAGGCGCCCCTGGCAGTGGTGCAGCATCTTGTCGTCGCCGACATAGATGCCAATGTGATTGGGCAGCTTGGCGCCGACCTGCATGATGAACAGATCACCCACCTGCGGCTCCTCGTCGATCAGAAGCCTGAAGCCCTGCTCGGCATAGCCGTTGGCAAAGAAGTCCAGGCCTTTTTCCCAGAAGCGTTCCACGCGCGGGTACTCACCCAGCGTGACGCCGAATTCTTGGCGGTAGTAGTCGCGCACCAGTGTGTAGCAGTCGTTCACCCCGAACAGGTAGGTGCGCCCCTCGTAAGTCATTTCCGTTTCGTGAGGATGCAGTGTCGTAACGGGCGTGCATTGCAGACCGCCTTCAGAGTTC